ATAAAATATTTATGTCGTCACAAACAGAAAAATCAAAAAGAAGATTTGTTAAAAGCAAAACATTATATTGACATGGCTATCGATAGAGACTATCCTGAAGAAGTGAAAGAGATAAAAAAAGAAAAAAAGAATTCTTGGGGTATTGTTAAATGATACAGTTCCCATTCTTCAAAGCTCAAACTGAATGGTTACCGCCAGAAAATTTTCCAGATTTATCTAAATATGATGAAATTGCAATTGACTTAGAAACTAAAGATCCTGATCTAGTTAAGATGGGATCCGGCGCTGTTGCTGGTAGAGGAGACGTTACTGGTATTGCTGTTGCTGTTAAAGGATGGTCTGCTTATTATCCGATTGCTCACGAAGGTGGTGGTAATATGGATAGAAAAAAAGTTTTAACATGGTTTCAATCAGTTCTGAACACAGAGTCTATCAAAATATTTCATAATGCAATGTACGATGTATGTTGGATTAGAGCTCTTGGTCTTAAAATTAATGGTAAAATAGTTGATACTATGATTGCAGCCGCAATTGTAGATGAAAATCAAATGCGCTATGACTTAAACAGTTGTAGTAGAAGATATGTAGGTTATGGCAAAGACGAATCTGCTTTATACCAAGCTGCAAAAGATTGGGGAGTAGATGCTAAGGCAGAGATGTATAAACTGCCGGCGATGTACGTAGGTGCATACGCAGAAAAAGATGCTGAATTAACTTATGAACTTTGGCAAGAGTTAAAGAAAGAAATTTTACACCAAGATTTAAATTCTATTTTTGAGTTAGAGATTGAACTCTTTCCTTGCTTAGTCGATATGCGGTTTTTAGGAGTTCGTGTAGACGTAGAAGAAGCTCACAAATTAAAAGAAGAATTACATACAGAAGAAAAAGAATTGTTACAAAAAATAAAAAAAGAAACACAAGTAGATGTTCAAATATGGGCAGCGAGATCCATTGCGCAAGTTTTTGAAAAACTTCGCCTACCATTTGACCGC